GATTACCGCTTGGCTATTTTCAAGAACAAGATCAGCATAATCATTCGCGCTCGTGCCGATTGAACGGGTAGAACGGAAAGACTCACCAGCATTCATTGAAATACCAAAGAGATAGTAACGGAAATTCGCACCATCTTCTTCAACAGCTCTTACTCGAGCAGTACCAATTACAGAACCACCGTAACCTGTCGCATCATTGAGGTTGACCTGCTCGAAAGTGTTGATGTTTCTTACACCAGATCCGCTAGTGCCGACAACATAGTTTCCGTAATTTGCAGCCACGACCTCGTTATTTTCGGTCACGGTATCCTGAGCACGATTAACAGTAATCGTGGTCGGGAAGTTTTTCTCAGCGCGATAACCATTCACATAAGAAAGGCCGTCTGAGATATTGAGATCAAGAATGGTAGTATCAGAATCGTTTTCTTCAAACTTGATTGTAAATGGTCGAACATTGTAATTGCCCGACTCTTCTTTTGTGCGAATAGCGAGAAGATCATTGATTCGGTTATAGTCTTCATTTCCCTGAACAACATCAACGATCTGACCATTCTGTACTCGAGCAACGTATACAAAAGATTCGTCTGAATCGATCTCATCGCGGGTTGTAACCGTAAGTCTGATGCGGTATCTATCAGCACCAGGTGCGGAAGTGTTTGGCTGATCACCCTGATTGTCGTAAAGGTCATTCGTGTCTGAGATAGTCACGATGTCCTGAACAACTCTAAAGCCTATATCTACCGTTGGCGTATTGGAATACTTTGAGATGATCTTCGATTGCTGTTGAGCAAAAACGAAATGTCCTTGGGTAAAGAAGTCACCACGAGCAACAGAAACCTTTGTACCCTGACCAACTGCAGGATTCGCCAGAGTGTTAGTTGTTTGAACTGTGAGTGGATAAGTGCCATTATCGATATCTTCACCGGCAGTCATCCGGATTGGAGTGGTTCCAGCTGTACCAGACGAAGTATCGGTGTAACGAACATAAAGCGTTACTGGATCGGCTCCTTCCGTAGCTACGGCTTCGAGAACAACGGCCTTTACTCCAGAACTCTGTCCAGTATATGTCGTACCAATAAGAAGTGAAAGATCAGATGGAACTGAGGAAGCTGATGAGATCTTGATGAACTCATACTCATTGTTTACAGTCAAACCACCGGGGTTTACTGAAGCGCCTTCCTTGAAAATATTACGACCAAAGCGTTCGACCTCCTTTTGGATGATCGTTTGCATTTGTGTAAGCTCACGAGCCTGGACCGCTCGACGAGAATTAAAGAGGATACGATGGTATCCATCAGATTCTGTCCAGTCGTCCTTGTAAGTTACAGCAAAGGTCGTAGTTGTAAATTGATTTGGCATTGAACGCTCTTAAAGTTGGATAATCACCTTGATGTCTTCGGTCTGTTCTTCAGATCTATCAACTGAAGCTCTATTATCTATGTAGAATAGACGACCAGAAAATCGATCAAATTCACCCGAGTCAAAGGCTTGTGTATCAGAATCAAATCCAGCAGAATCAAGAATACCTGATCCAGCACCATTAGTTTCATTAACAGTTTCGCCTTCTTGGAAACTCAGAAAACCAGTTGCTTCTGATTGGTGGTAATAGATTCGAGAAGAATCATTGAACCAATCGATTACGGCTTGGGCACCAGAAGTTTGGCCTTCAATTATCTTATCATTTGTAAATGCCGTTGAGACTGAACTCAACTTAAGATAAGGAAGACCGAATCCGGTTGCATCGGTAAAATCAGAATCGGAAGAAACTTTCTTGAGATCTTTGAAAAGAAGAATCCGACGAAAATCTTGTCCGACGATGAAGTCACCATTTTCAGTACCAGCCGGTTTCGTATTGAACATAGCTGCTGTGGCTTTGAGATCATTTCTCGGATCAGCACCAAAACCAGCAGATGGACCAATAATTGGAATTGCTGCCGCGGCTTCAGTTGGTGAACCACCAGTAAAGACAGCATTCGCATAAGTGTAGCCAGTTCCAAGTCCGGCTGATTCATTAACTGGCTCGACTTTTACAACAGCTCCACCGGAAATGGTTGCTGTTGCCTGTGCCGAGTCACCATCACCATAAATTGTAACAGTCGGGGCTGAAATGTATCCAGAACCACCATTCGTAATACGATATCCTGGAATCTGACCAGGGATCGCTGCATCTTGTACTCCCTTTTGGTCGATATCAAGTGGAGGCGATGATGAATCTGTCGCTCCAACAAGACGAACTGGCATATAGTTTGCCGTAAGGAATTTCGAAGCGTTAAGGGCAGTTACTTGGAAAAGGTATTTCCAAACGTATCCATCTGCTGTAAGGAAAGGCGTGGTGGCTGCCCCTGTCGGCTGAACAGTTGAAGGAACTGCCTGACCGAGTGAGTTCTTACCTTGCTGAAGACAGAGGTAACATGCATTTGCCGCGGTAAAGACGTAATATGCGTTTGTTGGATATCCAGCTTGATTGTCGTTATACGCTGAATAGATTGTACCAGCCGACCAGTTATTTCTTGGAACAACTCGCGCAACATCTTCTGCCTGTTTGATGGACTGAAGAGAAAGTCTTGCATTTCGCTCTTCACGAATATTCTGAGCAGGGACAACGGGAGTATCAGAAGAGTCCCAGTCTTCCGAACGACCGATACCAATATAGTATCTTTCAGCAGAGTCCTGAACGTCGGCAATAACTTGCTCGACGATGAACTTCTTAAATTCTTCTGTGACGACGGCTACCATGTTATTTCCTCTTATGTGATAGTCACGACAGACTGATTACCGGTGATGAACCAATTGGATCCGTTCCAAATAACTTCACAACCTTCGTTTTGGGCCAGGGCAAATGATGTTCCTTGCGCAAAGTTTGTTGGAGTGACTGTCGCGGTACCGGCTCCTCTGTTCATGAAAATCTTTCTTTCAAAATCTACGACACCATCATTAAGCGTAATGGCAACAGCAACACCGGAGTTAATATCGACGGCTGTTCTTGATCTCGATACCGTCGCATCTCCAGTAATCGTTTGACCTCGGTACGAGATCTTAGATGCTCGAACTGAACCACCATTCTTCGCATTAAGTCGAAGAGAGATATCAGAATCTGTACCAACAACTGATAGAAGCGGGTTCAGTGTTGCAGAATCAGCATTTGCGACCTCAAACCAATTTTGGGCATTTGCTGTCGGGGTAAACTTGAACATAAACGCGCCATTCGCATCGTCAAGTCCAGATTCGATTACTGGTTCCGTGAGTGTTGGATTGGTAAGTGTCTTATTGATAAGTGTTTGGTTTTGATTCTCAAATACTACAGTATCTGAATCGTTTGTAAGAAGCGGGAATACAATCGATTTATTTGAATCGAGATTTCCGGCAAACTTCAGTGTTCCATAATTATCCGAGTCTGAATCATAAACCCTTGGAAGAATGAGATCTGGGTTTTTGAGTGTCTTATTGAGAAGAGTTCCAGTATCCGAATCAAGAACAAGAGTACCCGATGCATCTGGGAATGTAATTGTTCTTGCTGCCGTCGCGACGTTTGCGACAAGCTTCATAATATTGGTAGTCCCAAACTCGATGGCTGAATCCGTAAACTGGATTGCCGACATAAGTTGATCGGAGTCTCCACCAAGTTTGAGGTAGATCTCTACGAAAGTTGCGTTATTCTTTGTGTTGATAGTACGAAGCGTATCACCATTACGGTCATTTGCAAGAGTACCAACATTTACGTTTTGTCTAGCCATTTGTTATATCGTAACCTGAGGTCTTGCTCCGTTTGTAGTATGACCGTTCGGAGATGCTGTTACTGGAAGCGCAGCAATTCGACGATAGCGATCAGAGAAATTTACACCACTAAGAAAAAGCGGAAACAGGGGAATAAGCTTCCAAAGTACATCAATATATTGTGTTCCGCTTGGAATTGTTTGGACATTTGTCAATAGATTACCACCATCGGTACTTCCACTAACAACGGGGTTGTCAATAGCGCTAAGCCCAGAATCTCGAAATGTAATTCTGAGTGACCAATTTCCGACCGCAGCCGGAGCACCGACGCGATCGGTAAAGTAATTTGAGGCTTCAGTCATAAAGTAATAGTTTTCAGTATTAATATCTCCGGCAGTAAGACCGGTTTGGGTAAAAATATTGATACGTGTTATATCGTTTGTTGAAGAAGGTTGTGGATTAATATTTGTTGGACCGTTAGTATTATCAACAAAAAAGCCATCTCCAGCTGCAATGAATTGCTGCTCAATAATCGACTTAAGAAAAAGGCGACTAGTTGCACTCATGAATCAAGATCTCCAACAAGAGAAAATACTCCATCTGAATCCATTTTCGGAATAAGGGCAGCCCAAGCATTCTGAGTTCGAATTGCGGTCTTGTTTTCTTTCGCCGAGATTTCTCCAGTAGAGTCTGCCGCAAATGTTGGTTGACCTGTTCCATCATGTTTGAAGAAACACGGTTCCTTATTGATAGTTGCAGCCGGAGAATTCACAGTAATTGCCGAAGTTCCTTGGAGATAATAGTAAACATCACCAGCAAAATCAGAATCAGAAAGAGTAATTGTTGTCGAGTCGGTATAGACCTCTCGGCGACCCGCAATCGCTACCCACCTTGAAGTTGATGGTTCAACATCAACGGCCTTGAAAACTTGATTGTTTGCCGAATCCCAAACTTCAGATCCTTGTTCGTATCCTGCCGCAGAATCAAATGCGCCAGAAGTCGGCATACTTGTACGACCAGCACTCTTTCGAAGACCGGTATTATTAAGCTTTGTTCTTACTGACTGAGCGCCTTCGCGATCATTGATACGTGTCATGCGAAATTCCTATTAATGTTAGAAGTATTTATACAATCAGTTAGCATCTTTCCACTCATCTGAATCAATCCA